CTTCTATGCGTTCTAGAAATAGCTTGGAAATAATGCTTCATCTCTTCAGGAATAACTTGCGCTTTTCCTGAATCGTCTTCATCATTAGAACCAACAGAAACTTCTTCATCAATTAGACCAGTAGATCCTTCGTTTTCTTTAGTAGACTCAGTGAAATACTGTTCCTTAATGATCTTGAGTTTTTCTGCATACTCATAGGCAGACGAAAATTCAATGCCTTCTGCTAATGAGCGAAGCTTTTCAACTTGTGTATCGACAAGGCCTTCTGCTACATCTTCAAAGGCAGCTTCAACACTTGCTTCACTAATCATGTTGTTCAGTTTAACGTTTTCCGCTTGTACTGACTCCAATGACTCTTCGAGCTCTGCTACTGACTGTTGAAGCTCAGCGACGAGATCGATCTTTTCTTCGGGAACTTCAACGAAGTTCTCTGCAAAAAGATTCTTGAGGCCATCGATGAACGACTCGGTAGCTTGAACTCGGAAATTGCTTTCAACAGCAACTTCGTTCTCAGCCATCCACTGCTCAACAACGTAGTCCATATACTGTTCTACTTGTGAGTGTAGTTCATCTACTGACTCCGTAATTTTTTCTTCAAGTTGAGTTTCAAACTCTTCTTCGAGACGAGCAACTTCAAGAATCACACGATTCTGAACTGCTGCTTCAAACAGAGTAGAAGCTTTTACTTTGAAGTCTTCTGACAAATCTTCTTGATCAGCAAGAAGTTCGTCCATATCTTCCTTCATGGCTTTAGCAGGAACAGCTACACGAGGAGAAGGTACACCTGCTCCGCTAGTGTTTACTGATGCTGCATTCTTTCCAGAAGTATCGGGAACCGAATCAGCTTCTTTACCAACTTGGGCAAGAGTCTTATCGAGAAAAGCAGAAAGATCCTGCTTAGTCATGCCAGCAACTTTAGACATCAGATCACCAAGCATCTGAGTTTTGGTTGCTGCGGGCTTTAAAGTTTCAGCCGCACCAGATGAAGCTTCTTCAAGAGATTCCTCTTGCTCAACTACATCTACTGCCTCTTCAACTTCGATTTGATTTTCTTCAGACATTAGATATATCTCCTAGATTATTTTACTAGTTTTAGTATTTATATAAATTAAACTTTTGAAATCTCTTTGAGAAATTTTTCAAACATGTGCAGCTTTGCTTGTTCGTTGAGTTTATTCTGACGAACTGCTTTTTGAGCTTGTTGCTCTAGATCTTCTACTCTCATGGCTACTGCTTTGCCATGCTGCCAGACCCATTCAACTCCTTCCATGATACCATTTACAAAAGCATCAGGTGCCGAAGGATCTGCTACGATGTCAGCGGCAGTCGCGAGATAAAAATCTTCTTGAACTTCCATCACACCGTCTTTGCCTTCTTTCAAAGAACCCATACCTCGTGATGATACACCAAGTTGAGCTCCATCTGAAAGTAGACCTTCTACGATTTTGCCCATAGGTGTAGAAGAAATCTTTGCTTTACCAATGAAGTTATCACCTTCACGACGAAGATCAGTAATTATATGAGACACTCGATCGAGATTAATTGAAGGACCATCCGGATGACCAAGCTCACCATATGCACGACCTTTTGATACTGATTCGGCTACATAGCGATTGACTTCCTTCTCGAGGATGTCAGTATTGTAGCGTCGGCCATTGCGATTTTGTATATTACCCTGCAGAAAAATACCTTCGATGAAGAGGTTTTTCTTTCCGTCTTCTGTCTCTTCAGTAAGAACCTTAACAGTTTCTGTGACTTCTTTAATAAGCTTCATATGTAATCCTTACGAGATGTTGTATGCTACGCTAACAGCTTTTACTGTGACGTCAGATGACAAAGTATCGTCGAAACCTTTTTGCACAAAAGTAATAGCGCCAGAAGGCAGCGTAAAACTTGTGTTTGCAGTATCATTAGTAATTACTGCATCACTTGATGAATTTGCATTATAGATTCGAACGACTGAAGCATTATCGACATTATTAGCTGAGCTAAGATCGATCTCGTTACCTTTTGCTTTTACAATCATTGTTCTATTCCGTATTTATATGTTTTATCTGGAGACTTCTTCCCAGTCCATGCTACCAAAAACTTCTTCTGAGTCCGTCGCGGCAGCAACCACCATAGATATTGGTGAAGGAGTATTAGTTAGTCCATTCCTTTCAAGTTGAAATTTAAATAATGCTTCTTTTAAAACATCAATGGTAGGAGAACCTTGATTAGATGAGTTTATAAAACCACTCGCTAATGTTCTACTTGCAGTGTGTGAAGTAGCACCAATAGCATATTCTACTGCCGAGTCAACGCCAGCACTAACCCAACTAGTAGCAGTTGCCGTTCCACCTTCAACAAGTTTCCATGAAAAATTGACCCCGTTGCCTACTCCCATAAGACTCATAGCAGTGACAATAACAATCGCATCTAAACGATCAGGTGATGCTTTTAATCTTAGTGTCACAACTGGATAATATGTACCAGCATCTGCTAATGCTCTTGGCGCAGTAATAGGTGTTCCAACTGCTTGTTGTTTGCCACGCAATTCGTAACCACCTTCTGAAATTACACTTGAACAAATTTGTTTCATTTGACTGACTGAATCAGTGTCATCAGTATTAGTAATTTCGTATCTCACAGGTAATGATGCTGTCGTGATATATGTTGCTGTAACTAAGTTAGCATGATGGAATGAATGGCAGTGAACAAACTTACCATCAATGACAAATCCCATTCGCACAGTACCTAAACCTAACCACTCGATATCCATCCATAGTATCTGTGCTTTAGTTAAATCAAGAGTGGAACCAGAGAACCCTGTACCATCCATTGGATCAATATTCCAATCTGCTTGGGCAACTCTTGTTTCTGTTACAGAACCAGTGACAAGACTTCTTTCGACAAAACTAATAGTAGTATCATCTTGTTCGATATACATTCCGTTGTCAGCACCGAAGTAACCAACTCGCTGTCTTAGACCAGTTTTTGGTGCTTCCATTACAAATGTGTTCAGTACAAGTAATGACTTTCCTGGCTGATAAGCAAAGACTTTTTGAGTTTCACGAATGACTTCATCGCCAGCCGTATTACCAATATCAATCTCAACCAGACCAGCATTTTCATTAAATGAAGAATTTGCTGTTCCGCTTGTTGATTCTGCCCATAGACCGTTATCTCTATAACGATGACTAGAATCAAAAAGAGTCAATGGTTCAGAAACACGCATACGACCAAATGCATCAGCAGCAGGACCAGAAGCATTACCACTACCAGTGGGATTTCCATACTGATCTGCAAGCATTACTACTTCAAATAATGTTTTATTATTTTGAAGATATTCGTGCGTGTCTTTTCTAAATTGCGCCATGACTATTAATCGGTCTTTTTACTGATTTCAGTTTCTGCACGTTGTCGCCGCCATACTACTTTGCCTTCAGGTGTCTTCATCTTTACCATTTTAGTATCGGCGTGTCGTTGAATTTCTTCTTTTGTGACTTGATCTTCTTTACTATCTCCGCCCTTAGCCTTCTTTCCTTTCAGCTTCGGATTTGCTATGATAACATCATCATCACCGTCTTCGTCATCTTTTCCTAACTTTCCTTCAAAAATTAGGTCAACGAACTCAATGTAACCTTCATCAGTAGCTAGCATCTCATCAAGCATTGCTTTTTCTTCTTCGTCAGCTTCTTCATTGTAGAATTCTTCGACTACTTCGTCGATAAGTTTCATAAAGAATGCTGCGTCTTCTTGCAGAATATCTTCTTCGATCATAAGATCGTCGTCGTCATATTCCATACCAGCCAACTCTTCAATATCGTCAGCGTATGTCATATCAAGAGACTCGTATACATCATCGTCGCTATCTACTTCATATCCCTTATGAGGAGCTCGCTTGGCATATGAAACCGCGGCAACGGCAGCATCGATCTCTTTCATGCCAGGACCATCAAAGGTTTCAACATTATCGGTGTGTTTACCAATAAAGTCGTTCTCTTTGCCGTCGGCGCCAGAACGATCGATGTCGAGCGTACCCGCTTTCTTGTACTTTTCTAAAATGTTACTAAGTAAGTCAGACATCTTGTGGCTCTTCCATTTCTGTTTCTAATTCTGTTTCAGGTTCTTCAACCTCCATATCGAGCTCATTCATTTCTTCTTCATCATCTACATCGACTTGTGGATTGAACACCTGATTTGATACTTCAGAATAACGCGCATCTAAAGCATCTGAAATTCGGGGTTCCATGGCCGCAGAAAAAGCTTTAAGTGCTGCGACTGGCTTATCTGCTACTGCAGCGCCAATAAAGTCAGTTACATCTGTCATATTATATCTCCAATTAAATTACACCTTTATTTATAAAGAAAATATCTTTATGCTGCGTCTTCGTCTTTATCGTCGTCTGGGACTAACTTAAAAGATTGATTAGCAGGTGAAGGAGCTGGTTCAGGCTCTTCGTCTTGCATTACTTCTTCTGGATCGACATATCGTTCGTCTTTCTTTTCATCAGCAATTTCTTGATCAATATCTTTAATTTCTTCATCGGTATGTTGTAACACATAACGTCGAATATATTCATGCGAATAGTACTTGCCAACGTATTCGTCCATTTCTCTTAACAAACCAATACGATCTCTATTCATTTCCATCGTCTTGAGTTCTTCGAAATAATTATCAACAGCAAAATCAAATTTAATCTGCTCGCGCCATTCTTTCCAATCTTCTGATGTACATACACCCTTGAGAATCAATTGACGTTCGAGAATCTTCATAAACAATTCTGAAAACTTACTACGAAGTCTAAATATAAATTTACTAAACTTTACTTCGTCTCGAGATATTTCAGTAGCCCTTCCAAGAGTATATGTAGTTTCGGGTTGAAGACGGGTGATAGGAACATTGAGAGAACGATATAGATTATTTTGGAAATAAACGACATCTTCTATTTCTCCTAGATTTTGGCCGCCAGGGAGTGTAGTAATTTCTGTACCTTTGCCACCTTCTCTGCGCGGAAGCCAAAAGTCTTCGAGCATCGTCATAAATTTGCGATCGTCTCTGATTTCACCAGTCGATGAATCATAGACAATTTTATTTTTAAATTTAGTCATGATATCGGAAAGGTACTGTTCTGCTTTAGCTTTTGGCAGACCACCAACATCTACGTAAAAAATTCGTCTCTCAGGTGCACGTGATATGCGATAGATTACTAATGAATCTTCCATTGAGCGCAGTTGATTCAGTGGTCGAATAGCTTTATGTAACCACGAAAGAATAAGTTTGTTATCAAGGCTTTGATTACCTGATGTACAATAGACGACTGCGTCTCGTGCAATCTTTATGCCCTCTGCTGACGCTGAGCCTGAAGAGCCATAGCTATTCATTGTAGAACCAGTAATAGAACCAGTGCGTTTTAAGAAACCAGACGGCGAGTACATATAGTACTCATTGATTACTTTCTCAATAGTAACACCAGTCTTTTTATCTTTTTCTTTCTTAACTTCTCGTACTTTCTTAATATTACGTGGATCTACATATCGTAATTCGAGAATACCTTTTGCAGGTTTATTCTCATCTACTACAACATGATAATAGAGACGACCATCTACATACCAACGTCGAAACAATTCGTAGCTTAGACGATTAAATTCTAGAAGTTGTAAGACGTTTTGAAATTCTTCTTGTATTGTTTTCTTAATAGAATCTGGTT